CGTAGATAATGGATGGAACAGTTAATGATAATTCAAAATTAGTTAAAGTAGCACCATCATATCCTTGAGTATATAAGTGCACTAAAGCAATTTTATATAATTCACTAACTACAATACGTTGGATACGTTCTACTGTGCGAGCAAAACGAATATCTTCAGCAGCCAATGTAGCTTTACCAGTCAAATCTTTTTCAAATCCGAAGAATGCTTTAGGTACCTTAAGAGCAGCTAACATTTCATCGCGAAGGAAGTTTACGTCATCTATCGCGTTGTATTCTAGGCCTTTTAACGTATCTATTTTAGTATTACTATTAGCACCACGTTGAGGAATATAGAAATCCTCCATGATATTCATGTGGTTATACTTCAAATTGTATTCACCAGTTTGTTGATCGATGTATGGAGTTTTCTTCATTTTTTGCTTCAAACGCTCCATGTACCCATCAACCTCATTTGGAGGTAAATTACCAATATCAACGTAGAAAATACGTTTTTCCGGAGCACGTGTTATACGATGGAGCAACATTGCATCCTTCATCAACACATACTGTTTGTATGTTTTACGAGCTGGTTCTATAAATGATCTACCATAAGGGAGGTAGTTAGCATCTGTTAAAAGACGGAAATGAGCAATCTCATAATTTTCAAACTTGATTTTACCATCTCTATCTTTTAAACGGCTATTAACACCACCAGCCGCAATTACCATTGGGTCAATCTTGAAACAAACATAAGATGGATTTTGAGGATCCATTCCTTCTTCACGAATCATATCATAAACTGATAATGGTGTTACACTATATACACCAAATTTTTCAGCTATTTCCATATGAAGATAAAAATCACCATACTTGCACATGTTACGAATCCATAACCATAAATTAAATTCTACGTTTAATACATCATAGAATAAATTATAGAGGATACGTTGTACGTTTTCGTCTGATGATCTGATTTGTAATACCTCGTGTGCTTCATTTTTTAATGTTGCTTCATCAGCAATAATATCAAGTGCAGAGGCAATAATGGATTCTGTGTCCATTGCTTCATAGTCAGTATATAGTTGAATACGAAGTGTTTGATAGTTCATCGTTGGGTTATATGGCATATTAGCGCCATAGCGATGAAGTTTAGTAAACCTATCTATCAATGCATTGGTTTTTACATTACCATATGCTTGAATGCGGTCTACGTCTACTGTTTTTAGTTGATTACCGCCTATGTTTCGTATTACTACGTCTGTTGAAAACAAACGTTTTAGTCTACTAAATAAGCCTGTATTTTGTTCAGCCATATTTGTTTTATTGTGTCAATAAATATTTATTAATTAAAACACCCACGTAATATCTTCAGGACCATACGGGGTATCTATTTGATATGGATTAGGTTGTCCACTAGGTAATGTTGGTACATATCCCTGTGTTGTACTTGATATTAAATCTATTGATCTTCTAGTCATATCCATACCTTGTTGTGCAAATTTAACACCAGTATCTCTAGTAAATAATCCCATACCTAAAGCCATTACTAAGTCGTCATTATATCCATTCTGTGCTTGTGCTTTACCATTCTGCCAAATAAACACACGTAATTCTTCTAACAAACGCTTAGAACGAAAGATAAAATGTCTATCTCGAATATACGCCTCCATTTTGGAGACAACAAGTGGTCTTGTTTTAGCTGACATAGTAAAACCAGGAATTGTTTGATCTTTTCCTATTTTATCCATCCACTTATCCATATGCATTTCACCATAGGCGCGAGGAGAATAGTATAGGTTTTGGTATCCTTTTTCAATAATAGTATTAATTACATCCCATCCTATATTAGCATTTTCTACTATTAGCAAAGCATTATTCCATTCGGATGCTACTGCTACTAACATATTGCCATATTCTCTAGTACCTATTTGCGATTTATATTCCGCAACTTGTTCACAGCTTTCGATATCAATGACGTGAAACGCCGAGTAGTCACTACTATCACCTCGAGCAACGTCAGCGCTAACGATATAGGAACGACTGTAATCAGGATAACTCCATAACCAATAATCGCCGCCCATGAACCTACGTTCAACAGGGTCTTGTATAAATGTTTGTTCATAAAAAGATAAATTATCGGGTTCAACTACTGAATTTCCTGAGCCTAAGAAGTCACAATCATACTCTTGAGCAAACTCTCTTGGAGACATGTTTGCTCGTTCTGTTACTTCCCATTGATCATCTCTATCAGGATGTAAATTCCATTTTAGTTCTATAGGCCAGAAATCATTTTTACCTATTTGAGCATCAGTATATGTTTTGTGAAACCAGTTTCCAATACCATTAGGAGAGGATAATGCTATAATTCCTCCACCCGTAGCAATTGTTGGTTTAATACTCGTATAAATTCTATCAATACCTTCAATAAACGCAGCCTCGTCCATTAGCAACAAAGATACGGCGTAAGATCGACCTGCATCTGAAGCAGCTGATGTGGCTACAATTTGTGAGTTATTTGATAATTTAAGTGATAGTTTATTATCTGATATTGGTTTATTCCCTCGAAGCCATGTGGGAAGATTATTGTACATAAATTGTACTTTCTCAACCATACCCTTTGCGGTTTCTTGTTTTGTTGCTAAACAAAGTATTGTTTTATCTTTATTAAACAACATCGTCCATAAAGAATATCCTGCTACAAGCGTAGAGATACCTAACTGACGTGATTTATTAATAATAGAGAAACGATGTTCCTTAAATTCTTGTAATACTTTTTCCTGGAATGGGTATAGGTGGAATAGTATTCTGCCCTTTGTTGGGTGGGTAATATAACAGTATTTACGAAAAAAGTGTACGGGATCCGTAGCGCACTTTATATATTCTTGTTTTATTATTTCTTTTATATCAGCTTGATTAGCCATAAGCTCACTATTGATTGTATATAAATATATAAAAAAAGCCTAACCTTACGGGGTTAAGCTTGCACCTATGGTCATAGGTAGTCCTAGGGTAGCAGGACGGTTATTTAAAATGGTTTAGCTAGGTGTATGTATCCTACAATACCTACAGCTAATCCTGACCAAAATCCAACTTTATAAATTCTGTTTATAAACTTTTGTTTTTTATATTGCATATATACTCTTTTATACTCACCTTCTAAGCCGTTGTATAATGTTATATATGATTCTTTAGCCATTTTTTCGTTGCGAACTTGCTCTAATAAGTTAAGTTCTTTATTTTTTAAATTACCAATAACGCTATCTTTCAAAACAACTTTCTTTTCAGTAAGTTCTAGTTGTTCTGCTACAGCAGATAGTAATTCTTGAGCTGAATCTCCTATAACTAAATCTTGAGCTATTTGTTTAGCTACTGAGTATGGCATACAGACATCGTTTGTGTCTGTTTGTCCAAAACTGGAAAGTGAAAGTAAAGTGAGTAATATTGTTATGATATATTTCATATTAGTATTTGTATCTATCTTTAAAGAAACTATCAAGTTGTGTTGGTGTGAATTTAGCTGTTTCTTGTTTTTTCTCTTTATAGTATTCTTTGATGATTGTAGTTTTTTCTTTGATATTATTAATTCTATAATCTACTTCAGATACTTTAGTTTCAAGTATAGTATTAATACTATCGTATTTTAGTATTTGTTGTTGTAAAGCAACATTTGCTCTTTCTAAACTATCAATACGATGTACTAAAGCAGCATCTGGTTTATATTTCTTACCTGGGAATATTTCAGGAAAGAAAATATAAGTTGCTACTAATACACATAAACAAACTATTATCCACTTATTCATAACAATTATTTAATAATACCAGCGTAGAATTGTATTTTACGTTTTTCGTATGCTGTATCAAATGATTCATCTATTGTATCTTCTTCTGTCTCTTCAGGTTCAACTTCGATTGGTTCATAAGCTTTACCTGTTTCTTTTTCTACTTTCTTTTGAAGATATTCTGATCCTGCTACTAAAGCATTAACTCTATCTTCTAATGATTTTTTCAAATCTTGTAAACGAGCTAATTCTGTTCCAGGTTTATCGCTAATATCACCTGCTGTGCCGCCTTTGCTACGTTTCATTTTCAACAAATTAGATTTAGTAGCATTCAAACGATCTTTAAGATCACTATATTTCATAAAGGCATTGTAATCTTCATCAGACATACCACCTGTTGCTGCAGGTTCACCTGCTGGTTCTACTTCGCCGGCTGTTGGTTCTTCTTCATCATTCATGTCTTCAGTACCATCATCATTTGGTTCATTATCGAAATACATTGATAATGGATTTTCAGCACTACCAATAAATAGATCTTCTGGTTCAGTTGCTTGTGTTGGTGCTTCTTCACCTGGAGCTACTGGTGCTTCTTCTTCACCACTAGCGCTTAATTTTGTTAATACACCTGCATCCAACAAACCATTTACAATAGCGTTTGCTATTTGAGGGCGAACAAAATTGAATTGTGTTTGTAATGATTTTTTATCAGCACCTGGGTTTTCACGAAAATAATCAATTACTGCTGATAATGGTGTGCCACTGATTGATTTTGTAAATTGAGATGAATCTACATTTGGATCTGCTAATCTAAATCCTTTAGCAAGACGAGCCATTTCGTCCAAGTCACCTTCTTTTACTGTTGGATCTTCTATAACATTTATACCTTGTTTAGTGTACATTTTAATTTTAGTTATATCTCCTGGTTTTACTTTTACTGATCCTTCAACTTCAGACAATACTTCTTCAATGGCTTCACGTATAATTCTACGTAATTGTTTAGATTTCATGTTTTTTAATGCGTTTGCGGTGATATCCATAAATATTAGTTTAGTTGTGAAATAATGATATTTATACGTTCTTCTGTAGTGCCTTTAATTTTAATTAGTTTTTTAGGTGGATATGATTCAAGCATTTCTCTAATGGTAAAATCAATTTTTTCACGATATTCAGGATCAGTTGTACGTACTCCATTATCTTCAATATCAACACCTTCTGGTGACACATAAATAATCATATCATAATCATTACGAAGTGACATAAGTATTTCTGTAAAATAACGTTTTTCAGTCCATCCAATTGATTTTGCTGATAATGTGAAAGCACAAACATCATACACAGTTCTATCAGTAATAATGTTTGGTTTCATTAGCTCAATGCTACGTTCTGCAGCAAACACTAATTGACCTTTTAACGTAGAATCTGTATTTAGTGAGATACCTTGATCACGAAGATATTTACTACGTTCAGTAGCTGTTTCATAATCTTTAAATTGATCTAATTGCTTAAGAGCATGTACTAATGTAGTTTTACCTACAGATAAAGTACCACATAATCCTATTCTCATTTGTTTCTATTGTTTATTTTTTTCATTTGTCGTGCTGTTCGTTTATCTGCTTTAGCTTGCTTAGCACGTTCTTTAATCCGTTTTTCAGCACCTGCTTTATATTTGATATCAACAGTAATTGGACCATTTTTAAACTTATCTAAATCATAAGTCCATGTTTCAATCATGTCTTCATCCTCATAAGTGCGTGTAAATTGTCTCATAAAGGGAAATTAAAGAAGGGGTCTTGACGACCCCAATATTTTATACTCTAGCTCCTGCTGCTTTACCAGCTGCTGTTTTGTAGAACGGAATACCGTTAGATTCTTTCTTAAATTCTAACCATTGATCCTTTGTGTACTTAATACCAAACAAATAATACTCAGCTTGACGTCTATTGCCTTGAGGAATAAGTGCTGCACCATCCCAATTATGCATTTTGTTTACACCATTAATGTTAACATAATGAGCAATTGTACCGTCTGCTGTTTTAAGGCGTTGTGTCTCGAGAGATTCTTTCATAACGTTTTTATTTTAAAGATACGAAGGTTATTTTGACTCGTCTAAATTATCTAAAGCTTTCTCAGCATCATCACTACGTAAAATTCTTTCAATATCTTTCATTTCACCTATAGCCCATTGTTTTTGAGAAGATGTTAACTCATCATTAACAGCATTTTCTACAAATGGAAAAAACTCATCGTCTGGTAATTCATATACTTTACCAAAAAATAATTCACGAACACGTGCATCTTCTACATCACTTTCATTATATATTTTAGAAATAGCATCGTACAAAAATTTACCAAAGCGTAAATCGTTTGGTTCGTTAGATAATTTATCTATAGTATTTACAATAGCTTGATTTTTTTCTCTATCTGCACTAAACCCTTTTGTACCAACAATTTCATACAGTCCTTTTACAATTTCGTGTACAAGCATTGGAAAACAAATTGCTTTTGCTTTAATAACGAATTGTTCATTTTCTTCATCGTATTCCATCTCACTTTCACCACCTTGCATTTTTTGTCCCTGAGCAATAGCTGCAAGCATCATTGCGATAGCGTTTTCATCATCGTAAATACCAAATGCTAATTTAAGTATTTCGTTATATTTTTCTACTAATGCTGGGTTAATATTGTT